ATACAAGATCAAAAGCCATCAATCCTGGTGCTGTAATTAGAAATGGTTATGGCCTGTTTGATGTTATTACACCACCGTATAATCTTTACGAATTAGCAAACTATTATGATACTTCTTTTGCAAATCACGCAGCAATTGACGCAAAAGTAGAAAACGTTGTTGGTCTTGGATATGATTTTGTTGTTGGCTCAAGAACAATGCTTAAACTTGAAAATGTTGAAGATGAAACTGCATTGAATAGAGCAAGAAAGCGCATTGAACGTGCAAAGATTGAAATGAAAGATTGGATAGAAAGCCTAAACGATGATGACAGTTTTACAAAAACAATGGAAAAAATTTATGTAGACATGCAAGCAACTGGTAACGGATATATGGAAATTGGCCGTACAGTTACTGGTGAAATTGGATATATTGGACATATTCCTGCAACAACAATTCGTGTTCGTAGATTGCGTGATGGATATGTTCAAATTATTGGTCCTTCTGTAATATACTTTAGAAACTTTGGGGCAAAGAATCCAAACCCAATTACAACAGATCGCAGACCAAATGAAATTATTCACTTTAAGCAATATTCTCCACTAAACACTTACTATGGAGTTCCAGACATTATTGCTGCCTTGCCAGCACTTGTTGGAGATCAACTTGCTTCTCAATATAATATTGATTATTTTGAAAACAAAGCAGTTCCAAGATATATTATTACACTCAAGGGTGCAAAGTTGTCTGCTGATGCAGAAGATAAGATGTTTAGATTTTTGCAAACTGGTTTAAAATCACAGTCTCATAGAACACTTTATATACCACTTCCTGGAGATAGTGAAAACAATAAAGTTGAATTTAAGATGGATCCAATTGAAAATGGAATTCAAGAGGCATCATTTAATGAATATAGAGTCAGAAATCGTGACGATATTTTGATTGCTCATCAAGTTCCTATTTCTAAACTTGGCGGTGCAGATAGTGGTTCAATTGCTGCTGCTTTAGCACAAGATAGAACATTTAAAGAGCAGGTTGCTAGACCAGCACAACAAGAGTTAGAAAAACTTATTAACAAGGTAGTGCGTGAAAAAACAGACATTCTTGAACTTAAGTTTAATGAACTTACGCTAACTGATGAAATTGCACAATCTCAAATTCTTGAAAGATATGTAAAGACTCAGGTTATGATGCCAAATGAGGCTAGAGAAGTTATTGGTTTGCCACAAAGACCAGATGGAGACGCACCATTTGAGATGTCCGCAAGACAAGCAACAGATGCTAGAGCAAATCTTGCTAGAAATAGAGAAAGAGATGCTGAAAGAACAAATAACAATTCAGACTCTCCTTCCACAATTTCTGGAAGAAATCCACAGGGAGAGGGAAGGTCTTCCACATAATATCAACAAAGTGCTAAAATAGTTGATATAATGGATGTGATATGAGTATTATTAATAAAGCCCACTGGTCAACAGAAGGAGACAACGTAAGGTTGTCAATGCCTTTTGCCAAAATTGACAAGGAGCGTAGAATTGTATCGGGTTTTGCGACACTTGACAATCTTGATAGACAAAATGATATTGTTACAACTGACGCTAGTTTGATGGCTTTTTCTAAATTTAGAGGCAACATTCGTGAAATGCATCAGCCTTCTGCGGTAGGTAAAATGATTGCATTTAAAGAAGATAAGTATTTTGATCCAGATTCAAAAAAATTTTATTCTGGAGTTTTTGTTTCAGCATATGTATCAAAGGGCGCACAAAATGCGTGGGAGAAAGTGTTGGATGGAACATATACAGGTTTTTCAATCGGCGGAAAAATGAACAAATGGGACGATGGGTATGATGAAAAAATGGATAAACCAATTAGAATTATTAAAGATTATGATCTTATAGAACTTTCACTTGTTGATAATCCAGCAAATCAATTTGCTAGTATTATTTCTATTGAAAAAGTTAATGGTGTAGATGTTCTTAAAGGATCTGCAGCAGACATTGTTGTAGAAAATGTGTTTTGGGATAAAGATTCTGGCCTTGTAATGGTTTCAGAAAATGAGACAGAAATTAGCCCAACGTCTGGTCAACCTATGAAAAATATAGGTTTTGTTGAGAAAACCGATAATGAAAAAACAGACATGATAAAGTTCTTAGTTGATAGTGCCAAAGGTATTAGTACAACTGAGATTCAAAAGGAGGTAAGTCCTATGACAAACGAAACAACAGCAGTTGTTGAAGATGTTAAGGTCGCTCCAGAGGCAACAGATGTTGATACTGTTACCAAGAGTGTTGAGGTTGAAGAAGCACCCGTTGCTGAAACAACTGAGGCAACCGAAGCAGTTGTTGAGACTGAACTTGCCAAGTCAGAAGAGGTTGCAAAAGCAACTGAAGAAATTGTAAAATCTGATGAGGTAGTAGTCAATGCAGTTGCCGAAATTAAAGAAACTCTTGCGAGTGCCTTTGGCGATCTAGCAGCAACTATTAAGTCTTTGAATGAAGAGACCATAAAATTGGTCCAGACTCAAGTTGCTGAGTTAAGCAAGTCCATTACAGACGTATCTAAAGAGGTTAAGAGCGTCAAAGAAAGTAATGATGAGTTTGGAAAGAGAGTAGACGCTGTAGAGCAAGATACTGCTTTCCGCAAGTCTGGCGATCTAGGCGAGATCGTACAGGAGCCAGAAATGGTTCAGAAATCCTTATGGGGCGGTCGTTTCCTCGCAACTGACCTATTTAGATAAGGAAATTCACTAGGAGGTGAACAATATGTCAGAAGAAATTATTAAAAATCAACCAGGCAGCGGTGGCGCATCAGACTCGGGTCTATACAACTCGGATGGTGGCTTTGCTTCTGGTGGAATCGGTGGTGTTTCATCCCCAGGTGCAGCCACCTTGGGCAACATCCCAACAGCACAATTCGGTGTAACAACTGGTGCAAACGCTGTAAATCCTTCGGGATCTGCCGCTAGTGGAATTCTGAGACCAGAACAGGCACGTCAATTTATTGATTATGTCTGGGATGCTACAGTTCTCGCTAAAGATGGACGTAGAGTTACCATGCGAGCCAACACAATGGAACTTGAAAAAGTTAATGTTGGTGAGCGTGTTATTCGCGCCGCCTCTCAAGGTGATGGTGTTTACACCAATACTGGTGCAACATTTTCTAAAGTAGAACTTACAACCAAGAAGATTCGTCTTGATTGGGAAGTTACTACAGAAGCGCTTGAAGATAACGTTGAAGGCGCTGCACTTGAAGATCATCTTGTTCGCTTGATGACCAATGCATTCGGTAATGATATCGAAGATTTGGCTATCAACGGAGATGGTGCAACAGGAAACTTCCTTTCAATTATGGAAGGCTTCCATCACTTAGTTACCACTAACGGAGATGCACATGATTCTGTGCTTCCAGCCGTTTCGTCTGATAACTGGACAACACCAGTTATGCAAGGCATTATCAATGCAATGCCACGTAAGTATCGCGCACTTAAGAGTAATCTTAAGTTCTATGCTGGTACAGATGTGTTCCAAAGCATTGTTCGTAACAACGGTACTCTTGCAGATGCTATTTCTGAGGCTTTTTCAACACGCACAGGTAGCACACAAGCAAATCGTCAAGCATACCTTGATGGTCAAGGACAAGTTATTGGAGATGCACGTACCACTCGCGTACTCGGCATTGACGTAATGGAAGTTCCTTACTATCCAGCAGATTATGTTGATTTGACATTCCCAGCAAACCGTATCTGGGGTTTCCAACGCGATATCACTGTAAATCGTCAGTATCAACCAAAGAAAGATACTATCGAATATACAGTATTTGTTCGTTTTGGTATCCAAATTGAAGAAGAAGATGCAATTGCCTATAAGGACGTTGCTGCTTCCTAATCATTAAGCAATTAATTAGGGCAGGGGATTCGTCCTCTGCCCTTTTTAACAATCTGATATAATTAAGGTACGATTAAGGAGCAAAAATGGCAAGTACAACAAAAAAAGTAGTATCTAAGGCCGTAGAGGTCAATGATCAAACAGTTATTTTTTCTGATAAAAACTTATACTTTGATGGATATGGTCATATTGACCAAGGATTTTCTATTATTGATAAAACAAACTTAGACGTTTTTTTGAAATCAAAGTCGGTTCGAGAGGTAAGTGCTGTTGAGTTAGCAAAATACTACGGCAAAAATAAATGAAAATTCTTCGTCTTCCACCATACCCGTTAAGCATTTCGTATGCTGTTCCAGCAGCATCTACAGCATATGATTTGATTATTGAAGACGAAGATAGAGATGCGGTTATTTTAGAAGAAACAATAACCTCGACATCTGGTAAAAAACTAAACTATACGTTTGAAACAGATGACTGGCATTTATATGACAAGGTTTATGCCTTAAGAATTCAAGAACAAGATGAAGACATTGTTGTTGAAGACATGCTTGAAATTAAAAGGCCTTATGTAGATCCAGCAACTCTTGAAACAACAGCAACAGAAATAGCAGAAACAACTCAAAGAGAATTAACAGCAAGATTAATTATTGATGCTATTACAGGTGGCTTTTATTATACAACC